GGTGCCTATAGCAGCGTACTTCTTGCCTGCTAAATCAAACCAAGCGTGTTGATCCCGTGCTACTCCTACAAGGCTTGTGGTTCCGAGTTGTTCCCAACCCCCTATTTTTTCAGGTAGGCCATAACGAAAGCGTATATAATCTCCTCCGACCCAACGCCCTTCGGCACCGGTCTCGGTTACTTGTTTATCAAATCCAGGGATTAATTGTACTTTTGTTAACATAGAAACTCCTCAAACTTCTTTATAATATACCATGATAGTCCAATCAACTCCATCTATGAGTAAAAGTTCTTGATTTTATTGATTTTATATATAAAAAAGAAAGGGATGAAAGATCATACGGTAATTTCAAACTTCTTACCGGATAAGGATTTTAAAGAGCTTACACAACAAGTAGTATGGAACAAAGATTTTCCCATGTATTTAAATGATTGGGTTAGTCATGAGAATAGAAACAATCCTAATCTTTGGGACTGGTTTGGTTGTCATATTGTTTTTGTGGAGGATGGATTTTATAAAGATCAGAGCGGTAAATTTCCTTATTTTCTTAAGCTGTTTCAACCTCTTTTAAAATGGAAAAAATTAATTAGAATAAAGATTAATTTTTATTGCCGTACTGAGAAGATACAAAAGCACGCTTTTCATGTAGACTATAAGTATAAACATAAAGTGGCTTTATTGGGTCTTAATACTTGTGATGGGTTTACCGGACTAAAAGAAAAAAAGATTCAGAGTGTGGCTAATCAACTTATTTTATTTAAAGGAGATATATCTCATTGTTCTACAACTTGTACCAATAGTAAAGGGCGTTGGAATATAATTATTAATTACTTATGATATTAAATCATTATTTTTGGTACTTTCATAAAGCTGTTCCTATCCACGTTTGTAAAAAGATTATAAAATTAGGTCTTTCTAAAAAATCTAGTCAAGCCATTACTGATGACATTAATAAAGGACGTACTGATTCTTATCGTGATATCGAAAAACATCCTTTAACAGTTGAAGAAAAAAAGATTTTATTTGAGAAAAGAAAAAATCGCGTGGTGTGGCTCGGTGATTCCTTTATCTATAAACTTATTCAACCTTTTATTCAGACATCTAATAAAAGCGCCGGCTGGAATTTTGAGTGGGACTGGTCTGAAGCGGCGCAATTCGGGTCCTATACTAAAAAAGGTTTTTATGGTTGGCATACAGATAGTTCTGCTAACATAGCCACCAATACTAAACATCCCTATACGTACGGAAAAATTAGAAAGATTAGTTGTATACTTCAGCTTACTGATTCTAAGGATTATGAAGGCGGAGATTTTCAATTTGATTTTAAAGATGAAGATCCTGATAAATCGAAAAGGAGGATTACTACAGTAGATCATTTAAGAGATCAAGGTACGGTAGTGTGTTTTCCTTCCTTCCTTTGGCACCGCTTGACGCCTTTAACAAAGGGAAAAAGATACAGTTTAATTGTTTGGAGTTGGGGGAAACCTTTTAAATGAAGAAGCCGGTTCGTTCTTTTTATTATTGGTGGCAAATATTTAATCGAGCAGAGATTAAAAATCTGGATAAAGTTATTAATAAAAATTTTATTACTACCACAGATGCACCTGCTGCGGGGGTAACAAAAACTTCGACTGTTAAATTTGTAAAATGGGGATCCATTAAAACTCTTATGAAGCCCGTGATGGAAGTTGTTCATTACGCAAACATGATGAATTTTGGTTTTCATTTATATCCTCCGCGTGATGACAAAACTCTTAATTATAATATTTATGAAAAAGGTGGCGAGTATGATTTTCATGAAGACGGTATTACTTATACTAACCCAGTCAGCGATTTTAAATTTACGTGTATTTTAAATCTAACTCTGGATTCTATCGAAGGAGGTGATTTTTATTTAGCTCATAGAAAAATTGAAGAGATATCTCAGCCTGGGTGTATCCTTATTTTTCCTTCTTTTCGATGTCATGCTAGTAAGCCTGTTACCAAAGGAACTCGCAAAACTTTAAGTCTATGGATGGACGGCCCTAAATTCGTATGAGTTTTAAAACTCAGAAATATGAAATAATTCGAAATGCTATTTCAAAAGAACTAGCTCATTTCTCTTTTAATTATTTACTCTTAAAAAGTCGTGCAGTTGATCATATGTTGAGTACTAAACATATTTTAACCAAGGACTCTGGTAAAAATAACTATGGCCATTTTAGTGATAAGCAAGCAATTGGATCGTATAGCGTATATGGAGACCCCTTGATTGAAACGTTGCTGATGAAGCTCTTAGTTCCTATTCAACTTATTACACGTTCCAAATTAGTTCCCTGTTATGGGTATTCACGACTATATGAAAAAGGAGCTATTTTAAAGAGACATACCGATCGTACGAGTTGCGAAACATCTGCTACTTTACATTTGGGAGGAGATCCATGGAAAATATATTTACAGATTTCTAAAAAAGATATTGGAATTCATCTTACTCCTGGAGACATGTTAATTTATGATGGGGTTACTATAGAACATGAAAGGCATCGTTTTACAGGAGAAGCTCATGGTCAAGCTTTTCTTCACTATAATAATACAAAGGGCAAGTATGGAAAGAAAAATAAATTTGATGGACGTGCGTGGTTAGGACTTCCTTACTGTTTTAAACGTGGCTCGACAAAATGAGAATTTTAGGTATTTCTCCAGGTCATGATAGCAGTATCTGTATCATTAATAATGGTGAGATAGAGTTCTTTGCTAAAGAAGAAAGATTGAGCAGAATTAAACGAGACGCTTTTCCTTTTATGATTTTAGATACAGTAGCTACACGTTTTAAATCTATTGATTATGTTACCTATGCGTGGCATCCCGATGACTGTGAAAAATTTGAAAGTATGAATGCCTATATTCATAAAAAATTTAATCTTCCTATTACTCCTATTCATACACATCATCTAGCCCATGCCGCAGGCGTCTTCTATGCCAGTGGGTTTGAACGGGCTCTGGCCGTGGTAATAGATCGTGACGGATCTATTCATGAAAATACCTGGAGAAATTTTTATCACAGTAATAATGAAAAGGGCGGCCGAGAAGCAGAAAGTATTTATGATTGCAGCTACCCTAATGTTTTTAAGGTTCTTTACAAAAACTATTGGACACATCGCACCTTTAGTATTGCTAAAAAATATGAAGCAGCTACGACTTTAATTGGACAGAATTGTTTAGAAGGAGGAAAAACAATGGGCTTGGCAGCTTATGGGAAACACGAACAATATCTTTCACTTACAGATAAGAATTTAGAACATATTAAAGTTTCTTTTAATAGAGCTCTTCCAACCAGTATCTTTAAAGGTTTACAACATGCAATAGCCTCTACTATCACTCGTGAGAATTATCAATTTTACGCCAACAAATGCCGCCACGTTCAATTAGAAACTCAGCAAGAGGCTCTAGACTTAATTAAAAAATGGGTAGAAATAACAGGAATTAAAAATATATGTATCACTGGAGGTTATGGTTTAAATGTAGTCGCTAATAGCTATTATGTAAAACATCTTCCTGATTGTAAATTTTATTTTGATCCTTTGGCTGACGACAGTGGGACCAGTATTGGAGCAGCCTTATTTCTTTATTATAAAATAACTCAAGACCTTAAGAACTATCCTATTCAACATAACTTTTATCATTTTTATGAAAACTGTTTTAATCAATATGGTAAAGCAGCAAGTATTAAAGATGTTTTAAAATTACTTTTGGATCAACAGATAGTGGCTTTATTCGAGGGAGCTCCTGAAGCCGGTCCCCGAGCTTTGGGACACCGTTCTTTATTATTGGATCCTCGAAACCCTAAAGGTAAAGAAATTATCAATACTGTAAAGAAGCGTGAGTGGTATCGTCCTTTTGCGGGAGTAATATTATACGAGCATTTTGATGAATATTTTGATACTTTAGGATTGAAAGAGTCTCCCTATATGACTTTAAATTTTAAGTGTAAACGACCGAAAGAAATACCAGCCATTGTTCATGTAGATAATACCTGTCGTGTTCAGACTATTAAAACAGGATTCTTATATGATCTTTTAAAATTATTTTATAAAGAAACAGGGTGTCCAATTCTATTAAACACCAGTCTGAATATAGCAGGGCAGCCTTTAGTTCAAACTAAAACAGAAGCGACACAAGCTTTTAAGAATATATATTTTGTAAATGATAGAAGACTTTTTTAAAATAAAAAAACATAAGTTTTATATAAAAGGAGTAAATGAATTCATTCCTCTGGAAGAAGTTATTGTCCCCGCTCTAGGAGGCCCTTCATGGTTTCAACAATTATGTCCTTTTATTGGAAAACATAAAACTCCTTTAGATGCCTACTATAAAGCTAGAACTATCGTTGCCCGAACCGCTAAAAATTGTCCTGGCATGTTGGAGCTTTTTAAAAACTCTTTTCTTATTAAATTTCCTTGTGATGTTATTCTAGAAACCATGGAGACAGGGGAATATCTCTGGCAAAAACCTAGTAAAACTGAAGTCTTGGATATTACTCATCAAACAGCGGAACAGGTTGAGTCTACCGGCCCTCTTGCTTCTTCTATCATGATTAAATTTTGTCTTCCTTTTATTTTTCAGGCCCCTAATAATAAAGTAAGTCTTATGAATCCTCTGTATTGGAAGTTGCAACCTTATACAGTGGCTCCTGGCATTATGAATTTTCACAAAGATCGAGAGCCCCTTGCTCTTCATGTTATTGTATGTTTTAAAAAAAAAAACAAAATATATGAATTTAAAAAAGGAGAGGCGATGTGTCTTTATTATACCCATCACCATTCTACCTTAGAAATAAACAATAATTTAATTGACTCCCTCTTCCATTTAGATAAATCTAGAACTTTTACTCATAGATGGAGTTGATCTCACTACAAATATAGTATATTTGTATTTTAAAGGGATTTTTCTATGCTACATAAAATCAGGCTAATACCAGGATTAGACAAACAATCCTCAGACACAGGAGCCGAAGGGAAATGGGTCAATGCAGATTACACCCGATTTCGTTACGGCTTTCCTGAAAAAATAGGGGGTTGGGAACAGCTGGTTGACAAGAACTTGATTGGTGCAGGGCGTGACCAGCATACCTGGGTTGATCTAGCGGGTAACAAGTACGCTGCTATTGGAACCAACAAGTGTCTTTATATTTATTTTGAAGGAGCCTTCTACGATATCACTCCTCTCGATAGCTCTCGTCAACAAACAAGCGCCACGTTCACTATGACGAATACTTCAACCACAGTCACTCTTACAACATCCACGGCCCACGGAGCAGAGGTCGGAGATATTATTTTATTAGATGCCGTAACAGTACCTACGGGAACCGGATTTAGTGATAGTGATTTTGAAGATATTCTTTTTGAAGTGATAGCTATACCGACTGCCACGACCATAGAAGTAACCATGGGAAGTGCAGCAACCGGAGCTGGAAGCGGTGGAACGACCACCATTGATTTTTACTATGTGATTGGTCCACTTGTTCAAACTTACGGATATGGCTGGGGTACGAATACTTGGAGTGGTCAAACTCTTCCTCTTATTCAAACAACTTTAGATGGAGCGTTGCTTAATGACACCGCTGGAACAGGGGGATCAGGAACTGATATTGA